GAGGAGGGGGTAATAGTTAAATGAGATTGAAAGATTTATTTACTGAAATTGGTAAGGAAAGTTTCAAGTGGTTTACGACGGTAGTTGATGATTTTGATTATTTGGTTTTGAAGAAAGGATTTCACAGAGCAGTGCGGAAATATGACAAAGATTTTATTAAGAAAGTGTTGGAAGATACAAGATTTTGGGACAAGTATGAAGGAGTGGGGAAGGGCAAGAGTGCATTGATAAATAAAGTGTTAGAGAAGTCAATTTTATCAGGTGATTGGGTAAACAAGGAGAAAGTGGTGAGGAGGATAATGGCATTAGGTATTGATAGGAAGCAGGCGGAAATGATAGCTGTGACAGAGTTAGCGAACTTTGCTAACAGAGTGCGGGAGGAGATATACAAGAGTGAGACGAGGGTGAGATATTTTAGATACATTACTGAAGATGATGTTAGAGTATGTGAGAAGTGTAGAGAGGTGGCAAGGAGAACGAGTAAGGGGGTGAGTTTAGAAAGGTTAAGAAAGATAATATATGATGTGACAGGTGGCGAGGCAAGAGGATATCAGACTCATCCTTTATGTCGATGCGCGATAGTAAGGGCGTATATGAAGGAAGATATTATGCAGTCATGGGAAAAGGGTAAAGTGCCAAGTGCGGTAAAGTTTATAAATAAGAAAGTAGAAATAGAGAGGGGGTGATTGACATGTATGATATGATTGCGTATGTGGTTACTGCAATTGTGATAATTTTAGGATATTTTGGTCTACTTAGGAAAGTGAAGAGTTTGCTTGATATGCTTAGAGAAGTGGGAGAGCTTCTTATAACATTGGTTAGTGCTATGGAAGATGACAGAATTGATGAAGATGAAGTGAAGAAAATAATTAAGGAAGGAAGAGATGTGATTGAAAAGGTCAAAGAAATAATTGGGTGATTGTATGAAGTTGATAGTAAAGGATATGGATGAAAGGTTAGTGGAAGGTTTTGCGAGTGTAGAGATTGAAGATGCTCAGAGTGATATTGTGCCAGTCGAGGAGATGAAAAGGGCAATGATTAAATTTATGGATAGGGGAGGGCATTTGGTTTATGGGCATGGTAATAAGATTGTTGGCAAGGTTCTTTCATGGTGGATAGATAAGAATGAAGCAACGGGCAAGTTAGGTGTGAAGATTTTGGCTAAGATAAATAAAGACTATGCGATTGATGATGCTGTATGGAAGGCAATAAAGGAGGGAAAGATAAAAGGTTTTAGTATCGGTGGGCATAGTGAAAAGGAGTTGAAAGTGATAAAGGAGAATGGTCAGAGTAAAGAGGTTAGTGTGTTGAGAAACATTCAACTTGGCGAGATTAGTCTTGTAGAGAATCCAGCCAACTTGGCGGCATTGATTGAAGATATTAACGAATTTGCAAAGAGTGTGTCTATTATTGATAAGTATGGTGTGGATAAAGAGATGTTTGATTTGGAGAAGGCGACGATTAATGAATGTGAAGTGTGCGAGGTGATTAAAGAAGATTACAAGAATGAAGTGGCGAGTGTGATATATGGACAGAGTTATGACCTTTTATCAAGTATAGAGAAGAGCATTGTGGATGGTGTAATGGATAAATTTACTGATATGTTGGCATTGATGGGAGCAATGGTTAGCAAGGAAGAGGTGGAAAAAGAGCTTGAAGTGAGTGATGAAAGTGTAAAAGAGCTAATAGGAAAAGAAATTGATTATGTGATGGGTGAGATTGAGAAGGCAAAGTATCCATGGGAGCAGTGTATTAGAGATATGAAGGAGAGGTATGGAAGTGAGGAGAGGGCGAGAAGGATATGTGGTGCAATTAGATGGAGGGCGCAGAGAAAGAAAGAGATGATGGCAAGAGAGAAAGAGTTGAAAGATGCATTGGAGAATGTGCGAAAAATGGCTAAAGAAATTGAGAGTGTTGTTAAGAGAAGAGAGGCGGAAAAGGAAATTGAGAAGACATTGAGTGTTATTGATGAGATATTGTTAAATTTAAAGAAAGAAGAGATTAACGAGCTTTTGAAGGAAATGGAAGAAATAAAGAAACCAAATGACCTTAGACCGCCAAAAGAATTTTGGGATAGGTGTATGGATAAACTTAATAATGAAAGATTGTGTGGTTGGGTCTACTATCACCACTTAAGACCAAAGCCGCCAAAAGGCGCAGAGGACGAGCCGAGTACAAGAGAAGCCAGACAGAGAAAAAGAGAATGGCTCTCACAGAAGAAGAGTGATGATGTATTAGATAGAATAATGAGCAAAATTGCGCGAGGCGAGAAATTATCAGAAGAGGAAGAAAGAATTTTATCAGCAGCAATCGATGCAGTTAAGGATGAAATTGGCAAGAGTTAAATGAAATGAAGTAGATAGTATTAAGTTTTAGATGGGGTGGTGCTATGAATAGTTTAGATTATGCATATTTAGCAGGGGCGATAGATGGAGATGGTTATATTTTCTTAGCAAACTATTATGTAAAGGACAAAAAATATAGTTATCCAAGAGTCGAGCTAATATCATTAGATAAAGAATATTTAGAAAAAATAGGAGAGAAATATGCTAAGTCATATAGTATAAGGAAAGGAAAAAGGTCTTGGAGATTAGCATTTGGGTTGAAGGACAGCAAGGAGATTTTATTAAAAATAAAGGATTATAGTGTTTTAAAATGGAAAGATATCAGTGATGTGTTAAGAAATAAGAGACCAAAAAGAGAAAGAAATCCCAGTACTAAGATATGGAGTAAAATGAAAGATGTTGAGAGGCAAGCATATTTGGCGGGTATGTTAGATACAGATGGATGTATAACTATTATACGACAAGGTGAGAGGGGTTTTAGAACTGATATAAGAATATTTCAGAAAAATAAAGAATTTTTAGAAATGCTACACAATGAGTATGGTGGCTCTTATAATGAAATGCAATGGAGGATTCCAATAAAAGAAATCAAACGAATGGATGTCTTCAAAAGAATGTTGATGAATGATAATAAGAGAAAAAGATTAGAAATTTCAAACAAGATAAGATTACTTGGAAAAGAGGGATTCGAAAAAAAGGTAGAATTATTTCAAGATTTTAAATTAATTAATCATAAATATAGGAGTAGTCTAATAGAAAAGTACAAAAGTGTTAACAGTTGTGGTAAATTATAAATATGTGAAAGGATAGAATAATAATGTGAGGTGGTGGCGATGGTGAAGAAGAAAGAGATTAAGAAACAGGAAGAAGAAGAGAAGAAGCCAGACGAAATGGAAGAGGAAGAGGAAGAAGAGAAGACTATGGTGAACGACAAGATAGATGAAGTTATGGCGAAAGTGACAGATTTGGCTAAAGTGGTTTCTGAGCTTGCGCAGGCAGTTAAGAGTGCAGTTGAAGTTCATGAAGGGATTGCAGATGTTGTTGGCAAAAAGATTGAAGAGGCGATGGAGAAGCAGATTGAGACTTTGAAGGAAGTATTTAAGCCGCCAGAGGATGCGAACAAAGAGGAAGAGAAGAAGAAGCCAGAAGAGCCAAAGCCAGCAGAGGGTGCGGATGAAGTAGAGTATAAAGATGAACATCTACAGCCAGAGAGTTATGATACAGAGAAGAAGATAGAGAGTGTGGAGAAGGTCAAGACACCAGAGCCAGCGGTGGGGAGTGAGATTCCAAAGAGCGGAAGTGAAGTTGACAAACTTATTGAAGAAGTGCTGAAGGGTAGAGTGACAATTGGTGAGCTTCCAAAAAGGTTGAGAGGGTGATGTGTTATGAATGTGAGACCGTTAACGGTTTGGGATATAGAGGCGTTCTATAAAGGATATGCGGGACATCCGTTTCTGGATTTGGGAGATTTGATAGAGTTTGAGAAGACGGCAGGAACTGTTAGTACTGGTATTGGTACGGCTGTGTATAACAAAGTGTATGGTGCTTATGTATGGAGTCAGTTGAACCAAGAGGCAAATGCATTTGGACTTCTGCCAAAGACGACTTGGGTGAGAAGTGGATGGAGAGTTAAGACTGCTTTTGCAACAAGTGATGAAGATATTGGTATAACTGAGACTGGTACACTTCCAAGTGCAGTTTATCCGACAGTCACAACGGTTTATGCTACTCCAAAGACTGAAGCAATGACTTTCGAAGTTTCAGACATAACTGAGCAACTGGCAAATGTGTCAGAGGATGACATTTGGGGTAGTGCAAATCAGCTTAGAGCAGAGAGTGGTGTTGAGTTTGCAAAGAGAATAAATCAGCAATTGCTTAAGGATTGTGATACATTGGCAAGCAACAGGCTTGAGAGTATTGATAGAGTTACTGCTTCAAGTGCATATATAACAGCAGTTGGTTATACAGCAGGAGATGAAGATATCTACGGAATTGATAGGTCTGCAAACTCATGGGCAGATGGTACATGTCTGCATAATAGTGGTACTGATAGAGACATAACTGCAACTTTGATAAGAGATTTGCTAAGGACTTGTAAGGAAGCAGGTGCAAATACAACTGTGCTTCTTACTGGTTATGATACAATTGCAAAGATTCAGGGGCTGTATAATAACATGGTAAGGTATCTGCCAATGCAGGACGCCAAGGTTACAATGGGTCTAAATGGTATTGAGAGTGCAAAGGGTTATGATGTTGGTATAACTGTGAGTGCTGTTGAAGGGATACCGCTCATAGGGGCAGTAGATACTCCGAAAGATACTATTAGTAGATTGTATGCTCTTGATACTTCAGACCCAGAGGGATATGGTTTACCAAGACTGGCTATTTCAGTACTTAGACCATCAGAGTATTTTGAGACAAGAGACCCATTCGTCGTTGGCAAGTTTGCAATCAAGGGAGTGTATAGATTCGTTGGAGAGCTTGTGGCAAGGTTCTTGAAGGCACAGGGTAGTTTAAGAGACCTCAAGTAGACTGGGCGGTAAGCCCATAAGAACATTTTATTTTATTGAGGTGAGATGAATGGTAAGAGTGATAGAGTTATGTGG